AGAGTTATAAAATTTTTCCAGTGTTGGCATAAGAGAAAAATATTCTTTATAATTACGTGGATAATTTTTCAATTCTCTCCATAGAAGATTAGGAATATGTAAAGATTTTTGAAGGCTAAAATCTTCACACATTTCTGCAATCTTTTCTATTGCTTTATATCCTTCCTCTATTTCTTCTTCACTAAAATAAGGAAAGAATGAACGTAACTCTTCATCACTCATCATGTAGGTAGTGGCATAGAAATCGTCTACTTCTCTATCACCATTTTGGGCATTCAGGTAGGCTTTATGGATTTTTCTATCTTCTTTTTTCAAATAATGGCTATCTGTAGTGATGATATACTTTGCGCCAGTAAGCTTTGAAAGTTGAAGCAATTTTTTATTTACAATAACTTGTTCTTTATTATTGCTCGGTTGCATTTCAAGATAAAAATTTTCTTTGCCGGCAAGGAGCTGCATTTGCTCAATCCATCGAATAAGTTTATCATCACTTGTTCCACGAAGAATTTGTGTTGGGAGCGCGCCACCCAAGCACGCAGTTGAAAGAACTACGTGTCCTGGGTCGGCGCCGATAATATCAATTAAATCTTGATAATAAGTTGGAACTCTTCTCATACCCTTCGCCATATAAGAACGATGCCAAGCACGAGTAGAAATTTCCATGATTTGTTTTGCGCCAATTCTATCTTTTGCAAGCAAAATAAAATGATAATATCTATCTACTTCTTTATTAAAATTTTCTGCATTGAGACCATCACGACAAAGATAAATTTCGTTTCCTCGAATTACTTTGAAATCTGGATAGTCTTTTTTAATTTTATTGTAGTATTTTTCTACCTTTACCCAAGAAGAGATAGTTTCGTGGTCAGTAATTGCGACTACTTTATGACCAAGTTCAATAGCATAGTCAATAAGAAGGTTTTCTTTGATAATGCAATCACGTAATCGAAGATTACTAAACTGCGTGTGGTTATGAAGTGAGCCTGGATATATGATGCTCAAAATACCACCTACCTTTCATTTTCTACTATAATTATACCACAAATTTCCTCAAAATTCAAATTCAGCATTTCTAATCTCATAATCTTCAATAAACAATTGCGGCGATTCAACCCCGCGCCAAACGTTAATATTTGGTTTTCCAATAATATTGAATTTTAATGTACTGCCCTTTGTCGAAAGTTCTTCAATAAGGTCTTTCGCATGAAATTTTATAAAACTAATCCCATATTTTTCTATTTTTACTGTATCCTGATTTTTCCCCATAATCTTGATGGCAGATTTATCAACATTCAAATCACTAACATAAATAAGAGGTTCGGGATTACCTTGGCCCCACACTCCTTCATAATCACCCAAATCATTTATAACCTCACGCAAGTCAGGTTCTGCGGCATAGCGGACAAAATTTACATCATAAGAGCCTTCGCCAAAATCAATATCCTTTAACGCACAATCGGCATATTGAAGATAAGCTTCAACATTCTTTTTTCGTATATTAACTCCGTGCGCTCCAGCGTGTCCAAGCGCCCACTCAAAATATCCGCTGTCCATTTCAAATTGTTTTAGGTCTTTGAGTTCGCTATTGCTCGGTGCGCGGGCACTACCCTTTACTTCTCCATCTCGATTTTCTCTAGCTACAATTGTTGGTTTCTTATACTTTGCACAGCAACGCATAGCAATAAGGCCATTCAACTCAGATGGAAAATCGTCATCATCATCAAGTTCAATAAACAAAATTTTATGTTGAAGTAAGTCTTGTTCAATAATTTTTTGTTCAAAGCGTGCAGTAATTTGATCAAGTAGACGACCTTGGCGCGCCTTGGCATTTGTACATTCACGAATACTTTCAAAAGAAGCGAAATCCATAGCCCCGTTTGCGCCGCGTTTATGACTGGGAATTTCTTTTCGCCCATCCACAAAAGCCCAGAAGAGTCTTTCTTTTTCATCTTGAGTTCCAACTCGTATCATGGCATTGATTAGGGGGACGATGTAAAAAGCTACAGAGATAGGATTGACTTTACCGCCCATTGAGAAAGATTGTCGATCAATGATGTCAATAAAGAAATGGTTTGTGATGTGCGTAAGACCTTCGGTGATAATATAACGATTCTCTAGTGAACGTACATCCATCATATCACTGATAATAGTCAGTGCTGCTAGGTCTATGTATTTGTCAGCATAGTTGTATCCATATACTATGTCATAATAGCGGCAGAACTGGAACACCATGCCACCGCCGCAGAGGTCTTTGTTGGTATAACTTGGAGAAATTTGATTATTGATAAGAACACAATATAATGAAACTTCTCGGTCGCATTCATGATGGTCTACACATATAGTCTGAATACCTTCTTCACCAAGTCGCTCAATCTGTTCATAATCATTACTGCCTGCGTCAGCAATAAAACAAAGACCATATTTTTTATCTGATTCTAAAATTTCATCAATTACATCTGCTAAACCATGTTGTTTCCCGGTATGGAAATAAACATCAATTTCAGTATTGGGAGAGACTTCTTTAATATATTGGTATAATATTGCCGCGGACCCATAGCCGTCACAATCACAGTCAACTACTGTAAAGATTGGCTTACCAGATTTAAGGACTTCGTGAAGTAATTCTACTCCTTGGGCGATATTACTTAGCCAGGCTGGGTCTTGAAGACAAGATTTGTTCGGCCGGAGAAATTTTTTCACATCTTTTACACCGCGCGCTTGTAGTAGGTTTTTCCCATAGTCGTATGTGAAATTTTCATTTACTAGGTTATATTTCATTCTTTGATAACCACTCTCTTTTTTAGTAATTCCTCAAAGACTTCTTTCCCTCTATCAAAAGGACTATCTTTTAGATCAAGTAAGCCTTCTCGGTCATATATAAAAGAGAAATTATAATATGCGCTATAACGAGAACAAATTTTTCTTAGTTTTTCAAAATAACGTTCTCCTTCCTCTGAGGCTGGAGTTGTATACTCTTTATCAAAAGCGATTATAATTTCTCGTGCTTTCGTATGTTTTAGTAATAAATTTAGTTGTGTCTTATGGAGATTGCTTCCGCACACCGCAACAGCGTTGCTATAACCATAAAAACTATCGCAGAGTAAAGTTGATTTTTCGCCTTCAACCAATATCACTCTCCCTGTTTTGTTTATTGCTGGAATAGCTAAATTTAGCCCATATAAATTCAAAGAAAGAGGATGAGCATACCATTGCCCTTCTAATTTTACTGGCATATACTTGCCAAATTCTTCAGCTTCAATTGGATCGAGGGTGCGCCCTCTAATTCCAACTAGTTCGCCTTTTGCATTAAAATGAGGAATAATAATTTTGTTTTGCGAAATAGAGTATTTGATTTGATATTTTTCCATTGATTCTTCTGTTATTCCTTCTAATAGCCATTCATCTGGACAAGTATCAGAAAAAATAGAAAGAATAGAGGACGGATAGGTAGGTAGGATTACGTTTTGATTCTTACGTTGATACTTCCCTCTTTGAGATTTATAAGCATCCGGCACAAAGGTAGATAGTGTAGATACATTGGCTGCATTTGCTAGAACGCAATAAACATCTTTATACCAATCATAAGAAATTCCTCTCTCTTCATAATAATGTTTTAGGAAATTAAACGGGCTAAAGGCTCCACATTCGGTATAACAGACAAAAGTATGAGAGTCATAATAATAATACAACTTCATACTTCCATCTGATATATTGTGGCAAATGGTATTGGAGATGAGGTATGAATCCTTTTTAATAACCTCCTGCGCACCGAGTGAGTAGAGAAGTTTTTCCACTATCTCGGGAGTAAGATTGTCAACAATTTCTTGATAATTCAAGCTCATAACAAACCTCCAAATACACTGCTTTCTATCGCAGGCGCGCCTTCGGTTTTTCCGGTACCAATAATGTTCCCTCTTACATCTAATAGTCCTGCATTTTCATTTACTTCAATTTCTGGCTCAACATATTTTTCTTTCTGTTCTAAAACCTCACCAGTATTGGGATCTACTTCAATACCATTCAGATGATGAATAAAAGCATTATAAACGCCATAGTTATCATCAAAGTTATATTCAATTGATTCTATGGTGATTTCTTTAAAGTTGGCATCAGTAACAAAAAGGTCTCTGCGGCGGCAAGTACCAAGGTCGACTTGACTCCAAATTTTGAGGTTTGTCCACTTACCACGACGAACTTTATAAACATCTTGAACTTGGGTGGGCATTCCATATTTTTGGACATAAGCGGCAATGTCCTTAAGTTGCTCTTCAGGGACTAAACCACCAATAAGGGCAATATCAGCCTTGTCAATTATGCTCTTTGAACCTCTGATTGAGTTTTGATTCTTAATACCTTTCTCATTTCCATCGGTATTTGAATTTACCTGAGTAGCACTCATCATAAAAACATTTTGTTCAACAGCCAAATCTTTCAATGCAGTTGATAGCATCAATAAGGCAACATCTTCTCGAATGCGTAAATCTCTAAACTCATTCAGGAGTGCTGGATTAGAAAAGATATAATCAAAAAATACATTTCTGATGTCATAAAGCAGACAGTTCTGTCGGATAACTGATTTGATAACTTCAACGGATGGCATAGGAACTCGCACAATCTGAAGGTTATCTTTATATTTTTTGATTACTTCTGTAGTTTCTTTGAGAATTTGCATTTGGGCTTCAGTGTAGCGACCAGAGATAATGACTTCTTCATTTATACCTGAAAGATAAGCAATAACCATAGTTTGAATTTCTTCAATATCCTGCTCTGTGGCAATGAATAAGGTTTTTTCACTATTCCCAGTAATTTTCCATTCACCATTTAGAGAATCAAAGCGCATAGGAAAAGCTTGATAACAAGCCTCGCCAAGTAGAAGTCTAGTTTTACCCACTCCGCTTCCAAGAGATACAACATAATACTTTCCCTGTCGTGCACCACGAGTAATCGTGTTGAAATACTTCCCCTGAAAACGAGGACCAACATCAGGAGCAACTCTCAATTTCTCCAATAACTCTTCAATTCCATAAGAAACGTCAGCAGTGATTGAAGCATCTCCACCAACATATTCTCTTTCAACGTCGTATATTCCCTTTTTGATTTCTTCAAAAATTTTCTTAGGAGTTAGAGTTTCAAAACGTTGGTTGATATCAAATTGCTTAGGGTCTAATTCATTTTCGCAATAAAAACGAGAAGTATCATAGCCAGCCTCCTGAAGGTCTTTTAGACAATTGAACTTCTTTATTCTGTTGTAGTAGTATTCAAAGTTTTCTAATGCGCTCATATCTAGCGCATCTTGCAAGTAATCAATTCCCTTTTGTTGTTGGAAAATGATATATTGGTCTTTATGTGTGCTAAGATAAGTATCCACATCAATTTCGTTGATGTTCTGCGCGCCACTTGTATATAGGTTTAAGATGGCAATGAAAATATAACGCTCAAATTTACTGGTAAAATCGCCTGGCTGTAGACTATACTTATCACGCTCACTAAGCAGAGCTGGCTTTTTCATAAGACAGCCCAGCACCTGTCTAATGGCATTTTTATCAGTTAGCATCTACTCACCACTCTTCTATGTTGTAAATTTCCTTTTTACGTTTTTTCTCCATCCGGGGAATGATAATCATTTTGGATTTGGGAGGTTCTTTACTGATAGATTGCGCAATTGCTTCCCGTTCTTTTTCAAGTCGTGCATAGAAATCCATAGCTTCGTTATAACAAAGTTCAATTGCCCAGCATCCACCATTTGATTTCTTCCAATCACCCTTCTTCTCTTCGTAAAAGTATCGGAAGGCTTTATACATATTCTCATATGTCCAGCCATCATCTTTATGACGATTATAAATCATACCAAACTGTCGCAGGGCCAGCCCCATATCCATGTTCTTTCCAAATTTCTTTTGAATGAACCGATACATTGCTTCTACATAAACTGCATATTCTTCTTTTGTCTCGCTTCCTACCCAAAGTGGATGCTGCTCTTGTGGATTCATTTTCAATTCATAACAAGCGGGATGATAATACCATCCTTTTGGAAATTGAACGTAGTCGATTCCTGGAGTACCATTTCTGTGAATTGCACCATTGCACCATCGGCATCTCCAATAATGCCTTTTGAAATAATTACTTTCTCTGTTGTTTTTGTCTGGATTTGTGTCTTCTTCATAGGTAGTTGGATTTTTAGTTTTGTTTTCTTCCATTTATTTTCGTCCTTTCTCGAAACGGCGAAAAGGGCGAGGGATTTCTCCCTCGCCCGACTTCTCATAGCTCCTTCATACCATCAAGGACAAGCTCAAATAAGTCTTGCTGGGCGGGAGTGATTTCTGAGAGCTTGATGGGTCTATCAAAGACCCGCTCAGCAATCGACATAATCTTAGCAGCATTGGCTGCATTTTTTTGAACAAGAGTGCCCCAAAGTTCCTCGGCTTCAGCACGGACTTCAGCAAAAGAACGCTTGGTTTCTGTTTTGACTTCATCGTGGTCAACCAGAGTGGCACCGGCACGTCCTTCTTCTTCAATAGCCTCAGCAAGGGCATTAGTAAGCTCGGTATAGCCAAAAGGAATCTTTGCAGGAAGCTTGCTAAAACGAGAACCGGCCATGACATAAGGTGTAGAACGAGTGTAGAGATAGCGATGGGAAATGCCATCAGAATCAAACTCGACTCCAATATAGCCAATAATGTCGACAAGTTGGTTGATGATGGCAGCACCACGCTTGGGAAGGGCCGGACCGATGACGAGTTTGTCTTCGTTCTTCTCGTCTTTAATGGTCTTCTCTTCGGAGTGAGCAATGATGATAAGACCATAGCCCAACATGGTAATCTGACGGAGAGCGGACTCGAATTCCTTTTTGCAAGCAGTGTAGCCACCACCCCACGGAATCTCGCCAATCTTCTTCACATTGTTCTGTGCGCAAACAAACTGTTCACAGCACTCCCAAGCAATACCAATGGTGTCAATCGTGATGGTATCATACATTGCCTTGGCCTTCTCACTACTAAGCTGTTTGATAACAGTGAGAAAATCACTCCACTTGGTGATGTCAAGCGCGCGAATACCAGCAAGAGCATTTACACCATGCTCAAAGCAAAGGAGTAGGTTGTTAGGAGCCTGCGCTGCAAAACTGGTCTTACCAACTTTAGGCTGACCATAAAGACACAGGTATTTTCCCTTGAGGTCTCGGCTAATGGTGGTAGGTTGAATATTCAGAATATCAATAGCCATATTCTATTCCACCTCCATCATTCATCAAAAACCAAAGTTCGGCTTCTGATTCTGGGTCTTAGCAGGCTTCTTAGTTTCTTCAATACGAATCTTACGAGCAGCAAGTGCGCTCTGAATATCCGTAATATCATAAGCAGCCTCACCCTCAAGACCAGCCGCAGAGCCACTGGTGATAATTAGGTCATGGACAGAAGTAGTATGAGCGGTCTTGATAGGCTCACCGAAACCAACTTCCTCAATAGTATACTCAGTCTTAACACTGAAATTCAGTTTGCCTTGAACACGAACAGTATCACCATCATTCCAATACTGTTCAATGTGATTCTTAGCATTCTCATTCTCAACTACAAACTTCACAAGGTCGGCACGATCACCATACTGAATCACAACACCATTGACATTCAGACGACCAGTAGGCGCGCCTGCAGTATCGATTTCCTCACTCTTATTACCCACAACAAAAGTGGTATTGAAAGTTGCGGCGGGCTTCATCTCAGCACGATTGATACGGTTCACGAAGCTACCATTGATACGAGTGGTGCTGACAAGCTGGTCATTGCGGCCATAGAACACATTCTCCTGAAGAGATGCGTTACTAATACGAACACAGTCTGCCTGGTCGGGATCACCGCAAGCGGCAATAGAAGTAAAGCTATTCTTCACTTCACGCAGACTGTGGTAAGAAGGATTCTCAGTACCATTACGAGTGTAACGGGTAGAGAATACATCAATAGGAACCTCCATCTGAGTGATGGAACCATTTAGCTCCTGGTCAACGCGCACCTTGATGCGGCCACGAATCGCTTCTTTGGAAACTCCATCTCGACCAGTAAATGTGGTCTCTTCAAGGTCAACCTCAGAAAGAATACCTTCAATAAAAACTCTATTTTCACTCTGAATCATATAATTTCTTTACCTCATTTTATAAAATTTTCAAATAGTAGTTGTTGCGCGTTGAATAAGAAGGGAAGAACACGATATTTGATAATACGTGTTCTTCCCCGTATATTACTTATTCAATTTAGAGGAGGAGTGGATTACTCCTGAGTGGCATTGGGATCGAAGGCCATACCCTCATCGGTGAGGGAAATATACTTCACAACGACATCCTTACCATCGGCGCCAGCCAGGTGCTCCTCGGTACGAACAGCCAGACCCTTCTTGCACAGACCAGTGACAGAGCCAACAACAGTAGAACTGGAGACACCGAGAGCCTCAGCAATATCCTTGTTAGTCAGCTTGGAACCATGATTGTCCTTCAGGAAATTGAAAACACGAACAGAATTGGGAGTCATCTTAGCCATAAATAAAATACCTCTTTTTTCATAAAAATTTTTATTTCTAAAATGGTTTTACACCATTTTGAAAACTAATCTGTGGAGAACTTTATCGCTCTCTCACTTTCTATAATTATTATACCAAATATTTTACTCAAAGTCAAAATTTCAAACTCAAATTTCTACAAAGAGTAATTACTTTGAACTCTTGATTTTCTAAATATAGTATATCATATCTTTCTTAGAAAATCAAAATTTCTAAGCTAAATTTTGAAAGGGAAGGGAGTTTACACTCCCATAATCCCAGTTGCTTTTTCTTTTGCCTTGAGTTTTAGTGCTTTTACACCAAGTGCGCCACGCCCGGTGAGGCTAACTTCTCTAGTATTGAACTTGATAGCAGTAAGACCAGTAGTGGCAATAATGTCACCAGATTCTCTCATTGCAACAAAACCAACAAGCGTCTCCCCATCGTTTACCTTTTGGATTTTTGTACCTTTGACATTTCGATTCGTCTTTGGCATATCATTAAGAGAAGTTCTGCTAATCATGCCATCAGAAGTCAGAGATACAATTTCCTTAACATCAAGGCATAGGGCGCGAGCATCGATAATTTTATCACCAGGATTAAGCTTTGCACCGGCAACACCCATAGCAACTTTTCCTACGGACGTAATATCAGAAGTAGCGAATCTTATAAACTGACCATTTGCGCTAAGCAAGCCAATGTCTTCTTCGTTCATAAAGAGAATACGACAAATGGAATCTCCATCACGAAGACGAATAGCCTGTGAGCCACGCGCGCCTTTGGTCTTATATTCCTTGAGTTCTGTCTTTTTTATCATGCCTTGTTCGGTAATGAAGATAACATATTTGTAATCAGCATTAGAATAAGACATAATGTTACTAATTTTCTCATTCTGCGTGAGTTTGAAAATTTCACTAACATTGACAAAACTATCGATAGGAAGTTCACTCATTGGATAAGAGTATCCGCGTCCACTATCAGAAAAAGCCATAAGAGTACCAAGATTGGTGTCTACAACACTTTCAATCACACATTCTCCATTTTGAAGCTTAATTTTGCTTCCTGCACCACCACGTCGCTGAGTAATTAAAGTAGACTGTTCATGGGCATAGATATTGCCATAGTTAGTGAGATTGACAATAAGAGACTTCTTCTCAATAACTTCACCTTCACTATCAGAAGAGAGGTCAAGGATGCAGGTGCGACGAGCATCGCCAAATTTTGTGGCAACCATGCGCAGACCATTCTCTATCTCCTTTTTGAGAAGAGTCTCGTCAGCCAGAATGGCTTCAATGCGTGCCTTCTCAGGCTCAAGTTTTGCTTTCTCGTCCACAAGCTTGTTTACTTCCAAATGAGCAAGACGAGACAGTTTGATATCAAGGATTGCCTTTGCCTGGATTTCATCAATAGATAGAAGTTTTTGAAGGGCGACAGAGGCCGCCGTAGTAGAAGCAGAAGCTTTGATTGTATGAATTACTTCATCAATGGTATCAATGGCCTTGAGAAGCCCTTCAATAATATGAAGTCGCGCGCGAATTTTGTTGAGATCGAATTCAAAGCTGCGACGATAGACCAAGCGCTCATGGTCAAGATGTGCTTGGAAAAGTTGACGCTGATTCATAACGACAGGCGTAATGCCCATGTCGAGCACGGTCATATTGATTGAGAAATAGCTTTGAAGTGAAGTCTCTTTATATAAAAGCTTCAGCACTTTGTCTGGCGTTGCACTTTTCTGAAGATAGATACGCAAATCAGGCTTTTGCTTTGTATAATCACAGAAATCCTTAATACCGCAATTCTCATTCTCGTCCATCAGGGCCGCTAATTCATTACAAATTGTATTTGTATAAACAGAGTAGGGAAGTTCTTTAACAGCAAGGCATCTGTCTTTTGCGTCCCACTCAATAGTTGCACGAACTTTACAAGCGCTACCATTTCCTCTGAGAAGACTTTGTTTGACTTCTTCTCTGTTTAGAAGAGTTGCACCAGTAGGGAAGTCTGGATAACAAAGAATTTCATCGTCAGAAATTTCTGGATTCCAAAGAAGACGAATCATTGCTTCATTGGTTTCTTTTAGATTCAGGGGTGGTAGACTACTTGACATACCACTACCGATAGAAATACAACCATTTACGCCATTCCAGAAACCCATAGCGGGCAGAACCTTGGGAAACTGCCCTTCCATATCATAGGTATCTTCCCATTCGGTAATGGTATCTTTCTCTAGATTTTTCAGTAAAAGTGCCGCAACCTCAGACCCTCGTAATTCAACATAACGGTCAGCAGAATGGTCATCTGGATTGATAAGAGTACCATAGTTACCTTTCGCTTCCTGAAGAGGATAACGATAGGCAAAAGGCTTAGCCATACGAATGAAGGTTCCATAGGCGGAGGCATTACCATGAGTATAACTAAAGCCCATCGCCTGAGAAACCGATTTAATTGCCTTCTTGAAGGGCTTGTCATGTGTCAATTTTCCAAGCATCTGAGCATGAATAAGTTTGCGTGCGCCCCATTTGCATCCATCACGAGCATCAGGTAGGGCGCGGCGCTGGAGGTTATATCCGGCAAATTCAAGAAATTCTTCTTCAAAGACTTCTTGTGCATCTCTTTCAATGAAATCTGGCATATTTCCTCCTCATTCGCTAATATTTGAAAAGTCAACATTCTTCATGATGAAGTCTCTGCGGTCGTCTACTT